GCAGTTCCAGGCTGCAGTGAAGAAGATCACCACCGACGCCGGCGTCGAGGAGCTGAACGCCTTCACGCTCGACACGGTCTTCAACACCAACATGCAGAAGGCCTACTCGCTCGGCCGCTACGAACAGCTTTCGGAGCCAGCCGTCAAAGCCGCGCTGCCGATCTGGGAGTACATGACAGTCGGCGACGATCGCGTGCGGCCCGAACACGCTGTGCTCGACGGCTTCCAGGCCCAGGCGATCGACCCGGTGTGGATGAAGATCTATCCGCCGAACGGATTCAACTGCCGCTGCACCGTGATCCCGCTCCTGGCTGAAGAAGCGGACGACGATGCGCAGGAGCCGGGCTATCCTCGGCTGCCTCTGTTGGCGATCACCGGCGTCCCGCAAGAGGGCTTCGGCAAGGTCTTCGGAGCAGGCATCGGGCTCTGACCATTCGCACCTTCGCCGTGTTGTGACGACCTATATAGCTGTCCCCGCTACCTTCAACGTAATGAGCAAGCTCGCCAATCAGTGGATCGAACTGTTCCGCGCCGGAGACTACGGCGACAAGGGCCAGTTCACGGCAGCAGACGTACAGAAGCTTGTCGACTGCTACAAGCCAGAGTTCCACGAAGCGCCGATTCGGATCGGCCACACCGACGACGATAAGGCTCCTGCCTATGGATGGCTGGAGGCAGTTCGACGCGTCGGCGATGTCCTTGAAGGCAAGTTCAAACAGGTCGTGCCAGCGTTCGCGGAGGCCGTCGAAAGCGGCTCCTTCAAGAAGCGGAGCATCGGCCTGAAGGACTATGGCAAGGGCCTCACGATCCGGCATGTAGCGTTTCTCGGAGCCGTTCCACCTGAGTGCAAGGGGCTTGCCGATATCCCGTTCTCGGCAGAAGACAAAGACGCAATCGAGATTGAGTTCTCAGAGGAGACACACATGGCAGTTGAGCAGATGACGGACCAGGCGTTCAGCGAGCGCATGACCGCGTTCTTCAAGAACCTCTTCGGCGAGAAGCCGGTAGCGAAGACTTTCAGCGAGGCCGAGGTTACGGCGATCGCAACCGCAGCCGCGCGCGATGCAGCCGCAGCCGCAATCAAGCCGTTCGAGACGAAGTTCTCCGAGCGCGAAACCGCTCTGTCGACCTCAGAATCGACCCAACGCGCAACTGCCGCGATCGCACGCGTCAAGGCAAGCGGTCGCTGGGTTCCGGCGTTCGAGAAGATGGGCGTCGAGAAGCTCTTCCACGAGCTCGCGAAGCAGACCGTCACCGTCGAGTTCGGCGAGGGCGCGACCAAGACTGAGAAGACCCAGCTCGAAGTGCTCACGGAGTTCATGGAGTCGCTGCAGAAGATCGTTCCCTCGGGCTCGGTCGAGATCACCAGGACGGCAGCGCGTGCGACGAACGGCGGCGCGAACGCGGGTGTCTTCCCAGTCGACGCTGGATCGATCCGGCTGCATGAGGCCGCTCTCCAGTTCGCCGAGGAGAAGGGCGTCGACTATGCCGTTGCCATCAACGCTGTGATCAAGAAGAATCCGGATCTCGCGCAGCCCGGCGGAGCTTCCGCAGGCGCAGTCTAGCAACGCTATTTACCAGGGCCGGGGACGATGCCCGCGAGGGAGCCCCGGCCAACCATTTCAGCAGTTGGGCTTCGGCCCGGAAGGTGAGGCAACATGTCGGCAGTAGCAACCAAAGGTGTGGGCTGGAGAAAGCCGAGCACGTACATCGCGCAGAACGCAGCTCAGGGGCGCGGTCTCGCAGTCGTTCAGGGTGGCAGCGGCGACGACTATGCAGCCACGGCAGCAGCGGCCAACGCAGTTTGCCTGGGCGTCCAGGAAGAGGCGTCTGCCAACGCAGGCGACTCGATCTCGGTCATCGACCTCGGCGAAGCGATTGCGATCGCAGGAGCTGCGGTGAACGCCGGCCAGTTCGTCAAGTGCACGGCCACCGGGCAGTTCATCCCCATCACCACCGTCGGCGACAACATCGTCGGCCAGGCGAAGTCTAGCGCAGCACTCCAGGGCGACGAGTTCGTTATCAACGTCCTCCCCAGCGTCAACTAGTTCTTCCACTTCCACCCGGCTCTAGCCGGGGCAACGCAAATTCACAGCCTCGCCGAGAGCGAGGGAAAGCGAGCATCTCATGGGCGGTTTTGCAGCTCCATTCGCAGGACTAAACGTAGCAGCGTCTAACATCGCCAAGGCTTACCACAACAACGCGCTGATCGGCGACCTGCTGGCTCCGCGCGTCTCAATGGATCGGCAGACCTTCCAGTACGTCGTTCACGACCGCTCCAACATGCGTCTCGACGGAAGCGATCTTCGCGCTCCGGGCAACGCTCCTCGCACGATCCGGTCGGCCTTCTCGACCGCGCCCTACTTCTGCAAGTCGCATGCCCGCGCAGTGGAGGTTCCGTTCGAAACAGAGCAGACCGGCCTCGGCTTTGGCTTCTCGCAGATCGCGAAGGGTACGCAGAACGTGATGGACACGCTCCTGCTCGGTCGCGAAGTGGCGCTTGCTGCGCTCGTCCAGGGCGCAGGCACCACGCTGGCACTCTCGGGCACCTCCATGTTCGACAATGCCGCATCGACTCCCATCGAAGCGTTCACGGCGGCTCGCGCGATCGCGCGTCAGTCCGGCGTGGAAGCCAACCTGGCCGTACTTGGCTCGCCTGTGATGGACGCGCTGCTGAACAACGCTGAGATCGTCGGGAAGGCGAAGTACACGGTCGCTGCCGGCGTTATCGACGAGCAAGAGCTGTCGCGAATTCTCATGATCAAGTGCGTCCGCGCCGCGGCCGTGCAGGTTGACAAGAACGACAACGTCAGCTTTGTGTGGGGGCAGAACGCAGTGCTCGCCTATGCGCAGCCGGTCGCCAGCCAGGAGGACCTCAGCTCGGTCAAGACCTTCACCTGGTCTGGCGCTCCCGATACCGTCGACGGCTACGGTGTCATCGTCGAGCCGAAGTATCCGCTCTCCACCAAGACGACTATCGTCTCGGCAGACTGGTACTACGACATGCGCCTCACCGCTCCAGAGACGCTGTACACCTTCACCAACTGCTGCGCCGCACCGACGTATGAGTCGCTGCCAGCCTTCGCTGCGGGCTACTAGGCCTCGCACCGCTAGAATCGTTCACCCGCGGGGCTCCGCGCTACCCAGCCCGGAGCCCCGTAGTCGCACCAGGAGGAAGTCCCGATGGAAGAGCAGAAGGTCTACACCGTAAAGAAGTCGCTGCACCACGACGGCAAGCGCCGCCGCCTCGGCACCACCGTGCAGCTCACCGACGAGGAAGCCAAGCCGCTGATCGATCTGGGAGTCGTCGTGCTCGGCGAGCCCGAGGATGCTTCCTCTGCCGCACCGGCCGTCGCGCTCGCACCCGAGACGCTCGGCAAGCTGAACCTCGCGGAGTTGACCACCTACGCCCAGGCGCACGGTGTCACCGTCGCCACGGACGCAACCAAGGCTCAGATCATCGACGCCCTCACCCCGAAAGCCTAACCACCGATGTCCTACGCCGTCCAAGCCGACCTCCTCCAACGCGTCACAGCGGCGGAGCTGGTGCAGCTCACGGACGACACGCGGTCCGGCTCGGTCAACGCGACCATCGTCACCAACGCGTTGATCGAGGCCACCGGACAGATCGACAGCTACGTCCGCGCCCGCTACCAGACGCCGCTGCAGACCAGCTCGACCGCAACCCGGCTCTGCCGCGACATTGCGGTCTACCTGCTCTACCAGCGGCGTCCGCAGCAGATGAAGGAGACCGTCCGCGACGCATACAACGACGCGGTCTCCTTCCTCAAGGACATCTCCACCGGGAAGGCGCAGCTCGATCAACCAGTCGGCGCGCCAACCCCGCAGACACCCACGGGCGGAGCAGTGAAGCCAACCAACTCACACCTTCGCTTCGGCGGACACAACCTCGAAGGCTGGGACTGATGTCAGGCACCTCCATCACGATCGATCAGAACCAGCTGCTCATCACGCTGGGCAGCCTGCAGGCAAGCGTCGCGGACCGTTCCGCGATCTTGCGGATCGTCGGTGCGTACATGCTCGGCTCGGTTCAGACGACCTATCGCGAAGAGGGTTTCCCGGCTGGCAGTTGGCCAGAGCTGGCAGAGTCCACCAAGAAGAAGAAGGGCTATACGGCCGGGCACAAGCTGCTCGTCATGTCGGGCCGCCTCTTCGACTCGCTCATCGCGGCCTTCTCCAGCGACAGCGTCTCCATCGGCACCGGCGTCAACTATGCTCGCGTGCAGTTCTATGGCTCTGCCGATCGGCAGGGCAGCCAGGCAGGAGGTGGTCCGAAGCTCAACCGGGATCATGTTCACGTGAGCGCCTACGATGCGCTTCGCGTGGTGAAGTTCCGCCGCTATGGCAACGACGCTCGCACCGACAAGAATGGCAAGACGCGCAACCTCCGCGTTCGCGCCCAGGGCGCTGACAATGCGTCCCGCTACAAGGTCGGCGAGCATGATCGCCATCAGAACATCCCGGCGCGCAATCCGCTCGTCTTCCGGCCGGAAGATCCGGCCAACCTGGTCATCGCGGTCAATAACTACTTCCGCGCCACGTCGAAGGCGGTGATCGCGTGAGCACCACCCCGTTCAATCCCGTCGCCGGCGAGTTCGCCATCGACCAGGTCTGGTTCGCGATCGAGGATCTGCTGCGCCAGGAGCTCGGCGATGCGATCGACGTCGACTCGATCGGCGAGAAGGACTTCGACGAGCAGGGCGACCTGACCATCAACCCGCCTGCTGCCCGCGTGGGGTTCGCCGACGAGAAGGCCGGCCAGCCGCTCGATCCGCAGAACGCGACCTACAACGGCGAGCAGATGTTCTTCGTCGTCTGCGCGGCCGAGGATATGCGCGGCACGAAAGAGCAGAGGCTCGCATCGCTTCGCCTGGTGGCGCAGATCAAACACCAGCTCGTCGGCGCGCGGCTATGGCTCAAAGACGGCACGCAGACCGAGCCGCTCATCTTCGCCGGTACGTCGCCTTTGCCCACCAAGGCGATCGGGATGGCCTACGTCGCGGGCTTCATCGTTCCCAACGTCGCGCAGTTCGCCGCGCCCAACGCGTACCCCACGGAGGCTTCCTGATGGCTGGCAACGACTTCGTCCAGGTCCAACTCACCGCCGCTGGCGTCAAGCTCGCTGGCGGCATCCCGCTCACTGTGCAGAACGGCCGCGCGCACTACAAATTCGAACCCGGCGCTACAGTTCGCGTCCTCACCTCGGAGCTGAGGACATGGCTCTCGCAGCAATACAACCGCGACGGCGAGGCACTCTTCGAAGTCGTCCCGGTGCTGCTCACCATTGTTCAAGGCCAGGAAGCTTAGCCCCACGTTTCGCCGCAGTCATATAAGGAGAGTCGCCCATGTCGTTCTCGATGCAGAAACAGAGTTCCCGTAACCTGGTCATCAGCCCCAACAGCCAGGTGGCTTACGGCGGCATCCTGGCCGATGGAAACCTCACCCAGCGCCAGCGCGCCGACGCGTCGACAGGCTTCACACCGAAGGACTCGAACCGCACCGACAAGGATATGATCGGCAAGGGTAGCGAGTGGGCGACTGACGATCAGATCACCAGCTGGGACGTCGATGGCACCGTCAAGGGTGATGCTGAGATATTCCTGCTCGGCTGGATGCTCGCCTTCATCTTCGGCCAGGAGGTCGTCACCGGCGCTGGTCCGTACACGCACACCTTCACGCTGCCGGCCGTCACCAGCACCATGCCTTGCACCACTGTCTACGTCGAAGAGACCGCGACTGTGCACCGCAAGATCCAGGACGTGAGCGCCAAGGCGCTATCGATGTCCATTCCCGAGCGCGGACCCTGCTCCTGCTCGCTGGACATGGTCGGCACCGGCCGCTGGACGCCGGTCACGATGGGCGCTCTGCCCGCGCTGATCGCCGCCACCTATCTGCTCGGCTCAGACATACAGGTCAATATCACGCCTTCCGGTGGCGCGCTGGTTCCGTTCGTCGGCCGCCAGAAGGGCCTGTCGATCAAGATCGATCGCGGCACGGCTCCGTTCCAGTCCAGCGGCGACGGCCTGTACGCTGGCTCGAACGTCAGCGGCAGCGGGAAGTTCTCGGTCGATCTCACTGTCGCAGCCGAGGCCACCGACGACGTCAACGGCTGGTTCGAGGCGGGCACACGCCTTGACATCACAATCGCAACCAACCCGGCCAATACCTACCAGGTGGGCTTCACCTTTCCGAGCGCGCGTATCAAGGCCAACAAGCTCGGCAACGCCAACGGCACCGTCACCTGGGCGCTGAGCTGGGACGAGACGACCACCATCTCGGTCGGCGGCGCGTCGGCTGTGAGCGCCTTCATCATCAACAACACGCCGGCGTTCCTCATCCCGGCCTAACGACTGCACCTCCCGGCCGGAGTGGACCTTAGCTCCGGCCGTCTTTTTCTCGCACCACCGGCAGCACCTCTTCGCCACCGGATGAGCGCCGCCCCACTTCGCGGCTCTCAAAGATCGACCGGGTTCCTCACCTGGGCAACGCCAAATCCTGAACCGACCCCAAGTGAGGAATCTCATGTCTGAAGCACGCCTTGAACTATCCGAACCGCGCCGCATCCGTCTCCACGATCGCAGCCACGCCTTCACCATCATCTGCCGCCGCCTTGAGCCCGCAGACTGGGCAGTCTTCTTTGGCGCCACGTCCATGAGCAGTGAACAGCGTGGTGCGGAGCGCATCAGCATTAGCGACTTCGACACGCCTCGCGCCATGCTCGCCGAGCGCGTCATCACCTCAGCCGAAGGCTACAAGGTGGAGGGTGAGGTCGAGCTTACCTCGCTGCCGAACTGGGTGACGCGCTTGCCGCTAGGCCATCGGCAGATGATCGGCGCTCAACTTGCCGGTGCGCGCGTCTCCGAGGCCGGCGACCTGATGATCCTTTCGGAGGGCGAGTGCATCACAATCGACTCGCCCTGGTCGATCGACGCCGAGACTGGAAAGATGGTCGCCTACCAAGGGCTGCAACACCGCCTGAAGACGCCATCGGCGGAACATCAGCGCCGCTACAACCGCGCCTCGTCGCGCTCCATTATCGTCGGTGGGGGCCGCAACGGCCGCACAATCTATCCCGGCTCACAGGACGTGCTCGTCGAGCTGTACGACGAGCTGATCATGTCGGTCGATGGCTATAGCTGGAAGGGCGAGCCGCTATCCGGCGTGCAGCAGATCCGCGACGCGATGGACGGCTGGCACAAGTTCACCGTCGCCCAGGCGCTCTTCAACCCAAGCAACACTGTATCGACGGAAGGCGATGCCGAGTAATGGAGCATGTCATCCGTGTCGAGCGCGATGGGGAGGGCCTGCAGATGGCCCTCCTCTGGCTGCTCGAAGAGGCGTTGGTGCGCGGGCGCATCGCGAAGGCCGTCGCCAGCGCGAGCGACTACGAGGTCACGCGGCTCGAAGCGGAGATCCCCGATCGCGAGATCTCGCCGGGCTACTTTACGCGTGCCGGGTACCTGCTCGGCCTGTCGACGGATCTCGAACTCGGCATCCCGATCGACCCCGCCTCGATCTCGCCGTCCGACGTGATCGGCATCCGCGCTGTCCGCGCCGCCCGCGCGGAGTTCGACCGCGAGCACCCCGGCTGCCCACGCTGCGGCGAGCGTCAGGACAACAACGTCATGCGCGTCTGCTGGGCATGCAACTACAAGCTGCGGGGTGACGCATAGTGGCCAACGTCGTCGAGATCGTCATCAAGGTAGACAACGCGCAAGCTGTTGCAGGCCTCGGCAAGGTGCAGGAAGTGGCGACCCGGATAGGCAAGGATTTCTCCGGCCTGAAGGATCTCGCCAACGTGACCGACGCCGAATTTAGCAAGCTGGGCGTCTCTTCGGGCAACGTGGCGACGGGCTTTGAGGGCGTTGGAAACTCCGCTCGCGGCATGGGGCAGCACATCACGACGTCGCTAGATGGCGTCCGCCTCATGAGTCAGGAGTTCGGTTTCCGCCTGCCCCGCGCACTGGAGTCGATGTTGGCGCGCATCCCGTCCGTCACGGCGGCGATCGGCGGCATGATGGGGGCCTTCGCCGGGATTGCCGTCGTCGAAGTCTTCGCGCGGATGGCTGAGGGGGCAACCCGCCTTTGGGAAAAGTACATCTCGCTCGACGCCGCAGCCAAGGAGTACAGCAAGACGGTCGAGGCGCGCGATGAGTCGCGCTTCATGGACACGCACTCGATCGAGGCGACGCGTGATCGCATCAAGGAAGCCACGGCAGCAATGGTTGGCTTCCACGAGGAAGCCGAGAAGCAGCAAGGTAGCTGGTGGGAGGCACTCCAAAACGGCGATTGGATGGGCGTCGCGCAGGGCGTCTTCATGGCGGCGGAGGGACGTGGCAACGAAGACAAGAGCCTCAAGGCGCGAGGCCAGGTCGAAGATCTGAAGTGGAAGAGCCCTGAGGAGCAGTCGCACCTGGATCGCATGGCGATCGAAGCCAAGTACAACGCCGACGCTCTGCTCGGCAGGCAGAAGATCAACGTCGAGCTGGCTAAAACACTGAAGCTGGATGAGGAAGCCGCTGCGCTCAGACGGAAACAGGACGGCTATGCGGCCGTCGCGCATCCGTCCGATGAGACTTCGCGAGCCGAAGACCTGGCTGCACGGCAGAAGGCCTCGGGCTCGCTCAAGGATCTCGACCGCGGCGAGACCGATCATCGCATCCAAATGCAGAACGAGGCGACTAACTCGGGGCTGCAGGGCGATGCGCTACTCCTGGCGAAGAAGGAGCAGTCGATCGCGGAGCTCGACAAGAAGTTGAAAGAGACCGCGATCACCCAGCGGACCTATGACCTGGAGAAGGCGGCACTTGAAACGAAGCTCGACAATGAAGAGCTTGATCGCATGATGACCATCTACGACGCCACGCAGAAGGCGCGGCGTGAGGCGAGCATCTCCGGGCTAAAGGGTGCGGATCGCATCTATGGCGAGCAGAACGTCGGCATCGAGAACATCAACACCGACACGAAGCTCTCGCCCGACGAGGCTGCGACCAAGCGCCAGGCGCTCGCAGCCGAAACGAACCAGAAGCTGATGGCTCTCGAAGACGAGTACTCGGAGCATGTGAAGCAGGACATCGACTCGCGGACCGAGGCATCGCTGAAGGGATTTAGCAAGGTCGCGGCTGAAGAGCAGAAGCTGATCGACGCTTCGAACAAGGCCTTCACGTTCGGCGGCTCGAACGTCCCTCAGTCTGTCCAGGATGAGATGGGGAAGAAGCGCGATGCTGACCAGGCGTCGATCCATGCCCAGGCTGCGCAGCAGAACATTGAGATCGAACAGGAGATCCACCAGAAGACTCTGCAGATGGCCACCGAGGAGGCGCAAGCTGAGCGACGCGTCAAGAGCAATGGGCTGATGGGCTGGGTCGGTGACAACAACCGCGCCCTGGCAGAGATCCAGGTCGCGACCGTGGCGGCGCGCAAGAAGATCGATGAGGCCGAGGCTGACCCCAAGCTATCGAAGGCTGCCTACGCGGACTATGAACAGCAGAAGGTGCTTCTCGACCAGAAGGCCAACGCACAAATCCAGCAGGCGAATGCCGAGATGGCGCATCAGATCGCCGGCGTCCTGCAAGGCGCTTTCGACGATCCTGTCCACTACATCCAGAACATGATGAAGAAGATGATGTTCAACATCATGGCGGACTGGATGGCGCAGTCGAAGCTCTTCAGCGGCACCTTCGGCCGCAACCTTGGCGGCGGTGGTGGCACGGCGCACGGATCGGGCAGCGGGATGCTGGGCGCGATTACGGGCGGAGCTTCGGCTTCGAACGGGACTATTGCGCAGGCTTCGACTGCACCTGGCTATAGCGGGACAGTATCCGGAGGCGGCGGTTTCGGCGGTGCGATCGCATCGAGCGGAACGATCGCGCACATGGGCATGTCGAGCGCGGCGGCAGCCTCCGCCGGCAGCTCAGGCGTGCTGCCCTCGATCGAAGCCCCAATGCAGATGCCGAGCGGCAGCGGCGCTGGAAGTACGACGGGGGGCGGGACGGCTGGCCATGCGACGGCTGCTCCAGGCTACTCGGGCACCGCGATGGGCAGCGCCGGGATGAGCGGCTCGCTGCAGACGATGGGCTCGATCGCGCAGATGGGCATGTCGACGGCCGCCGCGCTCAACGCCGGCAAGACTCCGGCGAGTGCTGGCACTAACGCGGGCACCAGCGCAGCTCCTGACCCGTGGAGCGACCCGAAGCAGATGTCCAGCAGCGATCCTTCGAGCCCAGGTTTCAACCCTCCTTCCGGGAGCGGCTTGTCTTCCGTGGCTGGCGGCCTGCTAACGGCTGGCGTCGGCGCTTACACCGGCACGAGGGGCATGATCGGCGCGTTCGAGCAGGGCAACGCGACGGGCATCCTCAACGGTGCGTCGAGCGGCATGGGCATGGGCGCCTCGATCGGCATGTTGGCCGGTCCGGCTGGCGCGGCGATCGGCGCGGGCATCGGCGCTGT